GTCAAGAAAAAAGGCGTTGAAGTCATGGGCGGTAAGAAGTCAGCGGCATACGCCAATGTGGAGCTGAGACGCAGAGTGTTTCAGGACATCTATCTGGAGATGAAAAGACAGTATGGCCTGATTAACGAAAAGGGCCGCCAGCTCTCATACAAAAAGTTGAAACGTAAAAACCTGAGCGGTGCGTTTCAGGTTGTAAATGAATACGAAGCTCCGGTCGCGCTTGCAAATGAGATTGACGCGGAGAATGAACTGGACGAGTAAGGAGAATCAGAATGCCACGCCTGAAAACACCAGACAACACAGCCAGAGCCTACCTGTTCCGGGTGCCGGTCGCACGGCTAGCCCGAAAAGTAGGATGGTGCAAGTCGACATCATTCGATCGGAAGAAGAAGCCGGGAAAGATCACTCTCGACGAACTGGCGGTTCTGGTCAGGGAGAACGAAGTAACAGAGGATGAGCTGTGGAAGCTCGTAACAATGCGATAAGGGGAGAAAAAAATGAGACTGAAGGGGAGATACATCAATGACAATTTGGTACTGAAACACGAACCGGCCGGCGTATTCGAGGATCCGATCGGCGAAGGAATAGCGGAGTTGCGCGTGGAACCGCTGGACGTTGTGTGCATCGTTCCGCGACCGGTGCAGCGGAAGCGGTCACACAGCAACCTCAGGAAGGCGCTGGTCCTGCTTAGCTGCATTGCGCTGCCGGTTGGCTTCGTGGCCTGCGCTGATGCCCTGGCAAGCAGTCCGCAGCTGTTTTTTGGAAGCTTTGCCGCGTGCTTCGGATGGCCGGCGGTTGTGTTCTGGGCGAACTACAGAGATTGAGAAAGGATGTGAGCAGGATGATACCGGGATTACCCAAAGACACAATGTACCTATCGGAACTGTCTGACAAAGAATACCGGCGGTACAAAAACGAGACGCTCCGGAGATTGAGCGCAATCGCGGAAGCGGAAGGGCATCCACTCGTGGCCTACGTCATGCAGGACGGCTTTGCCACACTGGTCGACCTGGAGACAGGAAAGGTGGTGCACAGCAAGGCATGATACGCGAATCAACATGGGCCGAACAGGACTTCGAGGAACGAGAAGAAGAGCAGGAGCGGTGGCTGTCATCCAGACCGGTATGCGATATGTGTCAGGAACCAATACAGGAAGACTTTTATTTCGAGCCGGATCCGGGCGACTGCCTATGCGAGGACTGCTTCCGGATGTATGCACGGGACAACTTCATGAAGCTGATCCCAGACGAAGAATGACCGCTTGAGCGAGGGGACGCACAAACGGCCAAAAATGAAAACACGAACATGTCAATTCGCAACACCAGTATATCACACTGGAGAAAGGATTTGCAAATTTGAAATACGATACAGCCGAAGGAATAAGGCGATCAGATCTCTGGGTAATAAATAAGAGCCCATTACATTTTAAGTACCATATGGAACACCGGAATGAAGAACCATCAAGGGCGCTGGTCTTCGGGCAAGCCGCACACAAATTCATTCTGGAAAAAGATCACTTCTATGATGACTTCTCAATCCTTCCGGATATTAACCGCCGCACCAAAGAGGGCCGGGAGCAGTATCAATTCGAGCAGGAATATGCTGCAGAGCGCGGTCTGACCCTGATCACCGCGGAGGAAAAAATCCAAATCAATGAAATGGCTGCCGCATTGGCGCTGGATCCGACAGCGGTGCAGCTCCTGACCGGCGACCATGAAAAAGAGTTTTACTGGACCGACGACCTGACCGGCGAAAAGTGCAAGTGCAAAGTGGACTGCATAACGGAGTGGGACGGCGTTCCGTACATTGTCGACTACAAAACCACAGACAGCTGCGAGGACGGGCATTTCGAACGGTCTGCCCGGAAATACGGATACCAGTTCCAGGCCGGTATGTATTGCGAGGGTGTGTTCCAGAATACGCTGGAAGAACACGGCTTTGCCTTTGTCGCGCAGGAGAAGACGGCACCGTATGCGGTCCGGGTATATTTCTGCGATCCGGAGTGGATCAAGCGCGGATACGACAAATATCGGGAACTGATTGGAATTTACCACGAATGCAGCACAACAGGAAACTGGTATGGATACGAAGGGCCAGACAGCATTCCGGCCCAGCTTATGGAGGATGATTGAGATGTTGGATACATGGGAAAAGATACTGGATCCGAATTTTATCAATGCAGAGTTGATCGGACCGCCTGGAGCGGAGAAGGTCGTCACGATAAAGGACATTGATTTCCGGGAGGCGTTCAACCAGAAGACAAATGCAAAGGAAAGCAAGCAGTCCCTGATCCTTGAGGAGTGCAAGCCGCTGATCCTGAACAAAACGAACACGAAGAGCCTGATCAAGCTGTTCGGGTCAGACAAACCGGCCATGTGCGTGGGGAAAAAGATTGTCCTGTATGTGGTCAATGTGAAGGTCGGCGGCAAGCCCACAACCGGGATCAGGATCAAAGAATATGAGGAGATCAAGTGCGAGGAGTGCGGCAATGTGGTCAAAGCGGTCCAGGGCCATACTGCGGAAGAGGTCGCCGAGATCAGCAAACGGAACACCGGCCGGGTATTATGCCTGGCCTGTATGAAGAAAGCAAAGGAGGCACAAGGTGATCAATAAGGTAATAATTCAGGGCAGACTCACAAAAGAGCCGGATCTGAAACAGACACAGAGCGGTATATCAAAGCTGCTGTTCACTGTCGCATGGTCGGAGAAGTACAGAGACGTCGAAACGAAGTGCTTCCTGCTTTGCCAGGCATGGAGACAGACCGCGGAATTCATCGCCAACTATTTCGGAAAGGGGCAGGAGATCAACCTGGAAGGCCATATGGTCACAGAAGATTGGAACGGCGAACAGGTTACTTTCTGTACGATCGACAAGGCGCACTTTTGCGGATCCAGAGCGAACAGGGCACAGGAAACAGAAAAACCGCAGCAGCCAATGCAGCAGCAACCGGCACAGACAGACTCCGACGGCTTCATGGACATCCCTGACGGCATAGATGAAGAGCTGCCGTTCCGTTAGGAGGTTGTGCGGTGATTATCTGTGACACAAGGGAAAAAAAGAACCAGCACATACTGCAGTATTTTGAGCAGCGGCACATACCTTACACGGTTATGAAGCTGGACACCGGCGACTATATGGACAGCGCAAACGACAGGCTGACCATCGACAGAAAACAAAACCTCGACGAGCTTTGCGGCAACCTTTTCTCTCCGGACCGGAGCCGGTTCTGGAGAGAGGTCCGCAGGGCCAAGGCGGAGAAGATCCGGATGATCGTGCTGATTGAGCAGGGCGGTCAGATTAAAAGCCTGAGGGATGTGCCAAAGTGGCGGAACCGATACGGGAAGGTGACCGGGTACCAGCTGTACAACGAAATCTGCAGGTGCCATATCGCATACGGGGTTGATTTTTGGTTTTGTGACAAGAGGGCGACCGGCAAACGGATCGCAGAGATTTTAGCAAAGAAAGGAGGGGAAAAATGAAAAGAGACAGCTTCGTTTTTTACCGTTCTTTCTTCGAAGCAATCGAAAAGCTGAAAAAAAATGACAAGTTAACAGTTTATTCACATTTATGCAAATACGCACTTGGCGAAGAAGTGGATGAATTGGACGGTGTTCCAGGCGCAATCTTTGACCTGATAAAACCGCAGATTGACGCGAATTCTCAACGATATGAGAACGGAACGAAAGGAGGAAAATACGGGAAATTAGGAGGCAGACCCAAAACCCCTAAAGAACCCCAAGAAAACCCCAAACAAACCCCTAATGTAAATGTAAATGTAAATGAAAATGTAAATGTAAATGAAAATGTAAATGTGTCCGGGGTTCCGGACGAGGAAACAACAGACAACGACACTCCTTCGGAGACAGAGACCACAGTCCGTCCGAGCAATCTGGATATTCTGGGCGAGATCGTATCCAAGAACTATAAGCTGGACGGCCCGAGCATAAAGGCATTTGTCGACTACAACGAGGAGCGAAACTGGAAAATGGACTGGAGGCTGGCCTTGAAACGGTGGGCGGACCGGGAGAAGAACCAGACTGATCAGCCGAAAAAGAATCCGGCAGGGAAGTTTGCCAATTTTCCACAGCGGTCCGATCCGGTGCACAAGGCCCTGGTCGATGAGGTGATCAAACAGCAAACGGGAGGATGATCATGAGCATACGTGAGGAAATTCTGATGCAGATCCGCCGGTACGAAAACTGTGTGCGTGGTCTGGACGGTAGCATTGCAGAAGAGACCGATGAGAGGGACAAAGAGCAGCTGATGTCACGGCGGTGGACATATGTGCAGGAAATGATACCGACTTTGAAACGTCTGTTGGAACTTTGCCCGGCGAGCAAGACAGCGACGATCATCATGAAGTTTGATAATCAGCCACAAGAGGAATATACGTTCGGGACGTTTGATTTCAACACACCGCTGGAACGCAGATATGTGAACGAGATGGCTATGCAGATACGGAATGATAGGTTTTGTGAAACGGAAGTGAGGGTGAATGAATAATGCTTGATTTCGGATTTTACAACATGGACTGCATGGAAGGTATGAAGCAGTTCCCCGACAAGTATTTCGATCTTGCCGTTGTAGACCCACCTTACGGAGACGGTTCTGGAAATGAGGGGGGGTACTGGAACAGGTTCGGCGAACGGTTTGACAAGTACAAGAATTCCTCGGGGGGGTGGCACGGCAAGCAGAAGTATCACATCGGTACATACTCAGCGGAAGAACGTCAGAAAACCGGACGGGACGTGGGGTTATGCGAACTGGCGGAACATGGGCGGAGAAATTCTCAAAAAAATCATTACGTGGGATGTTGCCCCGGAAAAAGAATATTTCACAGAGCTTTTTCGCATCTCACGGAATCAAATAATTTGGGGCGGTAACTATTTCGACCTTCCGCCGACACGGTGTTTCTTGATATGGCGAAAGACCAATATCCCAGAATCGTTCAGCATGGCAATGTGCGAGTACGCATGGACATCGTTCAATGAAAACGCAAAAATGTTCGAATTCTCTGCTGCCGGACAACCCGGAAGATTCCACCCGACACAGAAACCCGTACAGCTTTATACATGGATTTTAGAAAATTGGTCGAAGCCGGGCGACAAGATAATAGATACACATTGTGGCAGTGCAAGCAGTTTGGTCGCCTGTCATGAAACTGGTCGAAAATATGTTGGCTTTGAAATCGACGAAGAATATTACCGACAAGCAAAGGAACGACTCGAACGAGCAGAAAATCAAATGAATATTTTTTCGATGGGCTACAACCCATATCAGGAATAGGAGGTACAAACAAATGAGCATAGGAGACACAATACCATGCACCTGTCTGGTCGATGCTTTCCAGAAGATGGATGACCTCATACGGCAGGGATACCAATTGGAATTTGAGTACAGTAGACGGAAAGCAGTGATCACGATCAGAGGTGTACCAGACAACGCAGACAACTAAGTCCCCAAACCGCCGCATTACTATAGACCATCCATGTAAAGAAAGGAAAACCAGAGGTAATTAACATACTCCCAAACTTATCCATATGCCCTGAGCGGCGGCAGGGCGGTCAGAAGGAAGGAACGATGCGGTGAGAAAAAGCAAACTCATTGAATACAACGGCAAAAAGCAGAGCCTTGAGGACTGGGCGAAAGAGACCGGGCTGACATATCCCTGTCTGGTATGGCGGTTGCGTAACGGCTGGAGCATCAAGAAAGCATTAACGACACCGAGCGCACGAACACCGCGAAAGATACGTATAACAGAAAAACAACAGAAGGAAATATTCATGCCGACACCGCACAAGGTGGACTATACGCAGTGTAAGACTTGCCAGTACCGTTCGACAATATCGGGTGGAAGCTATCCAGGGAGCTTATGCTGCGGATATGCACTGGTTAAAGACAGATGCCGCTCGTTGGTCTCGCCGCCGTCACCGAACTGCAAGGTATATGTCAAAGGTCCGTCACTGGTCAGGGCGGCAGCTATGAAAAAAGCACGGAGAGGAGCATGGGGATGAGTATCGAGGAAGCAATCATGCAGTTGACTGATATAGGCAGGACGATAGCCGCGCAGGGGAAGACTTCAGAAGAAACCGGGAAGAACTTCATTGCACTGGAGATGGCGGTCAATGCGCTGCTGGAACGGGAAAGGCGAGAGGACGATGGAAAATAAGCAAACAAATAAGCAAACAGACTTTGCAAATCAGGGTGACACGATCAGCAGACAGGCGGCGATTGATGCGATGAAAGAACACAGGGCGTTGTATTGCGATAACACTCCAGATACATTTTCAAAATTGTCTTATGCAGAAAAAAGCAGAGTAGATGAGTTGGACACGGCAATAGCAACACTTGTTAATCTGCCATCCGCACAGCCAGACCATATTGGTGACGTCACCGAAATGGTTGGTAATACCATAAGCAGACAGGATGTAATCGATTCCATAGTGGCGTGGACGGTTGAGGACAGACCTGATATAGAAATGCCAACTGATTTGATTGGAAGAATCAAGGCACTGCCATCCGCACATCCAGACCTTGACTCAGCCTACACCGAGGGATACACGCAGGCAGAAGCGAAGTACAGAAAGATGTGGGATGAGATGCAAGCCAACATAAAGGAAAAGGCATTCGGCAAGAGGAAAGGCTTGATACACACGGCAGACATATATGCCATGCCTACCATCGAATATCGCAAGACGGGGAAGTGGATAAACGCATATCCTGATATAGAACCAAACCCGATGCTTATGTACGGTATTTGTTCTGCGTGTGGATTTAAGCAATCAATTTCTGACAAGTTGAAGTATTGCCCACACTGCGGTGCGAGGATGGTGCAGGAAGGAGAAGACAATGACTGATAAAGAACGTAAAAGCTGTATACATACAATAGAGTTGCTTAGACGGCTTGCCTTTAATGTTCATGGCGTGATGGATGTGATAGATGCGGAGAACTGCGACAAGATAATCAAGATGTTGGAGCAGCCTACCGCACAGCAGTGGATACCGTGCAGTGAGCAGGAATGTCCGAGCGATAACAGGGATGTAGAAGTAACATGCGAATTCACACGTTATGACGGGAAGAAAATTCGATACACTTGTCACGCAACATATGTCCACAGGTATTCTATTGAGACTACATACGATGACTGGGAAGATTGCGAAGAGTACAACGAAGAAAAAGATACTTACTATGCACTGCCCGGATGGTATGAACGGGTACACAACTGGGATGATTATTCTTACTGCACCATTGAAGATCGAGTAGTGGCTTGGCGTGAGTTGCTAGAACCGTGGAGAGGAGAGTCATGAAAATAGTAATTGAAATTCCAGAAGAGTTTGAAGCGCATTGGATCGTGGATTGTTTCGAAGACTCACTTCACAGACTAAGTGCAGATGCACATTTATTGGCAGGAAACTATGAACAGGAGACTGCAAAGATGCTGATAAAGGCTTTCAAGAACGCAGAACCGTGGAAGGGAGAACAGGAATGACTCCAATGGAAGCATACAGTGTAATAAGTCGTGTGTTTAACGAATTGGCGCTGTATCGACAGGAATACTTCCACAACTCCAAAGGTTATTCCAAAGAAGAAGTCAGCGCACAGGTAATTGCATTCGAGGCACTCAGACGCATGGAAGAGGAAGGAGCGGAGAAGGAATGACAATCAAAGAACTGAAGGAAGAATTGGATTATTACGAAGACGAAGATATGAACATCGTATTTGAGGTGTGTGATGACTTCGAGCCTGACAGCGTGACGGAAGACAAGTGGGGAAACAAGGAAGTGCACCTGAATGTCAATGTGAAGCCTTGTTTTATCTGCGAAAGTCACGGAGAACTGCACATTGATTTAGATAAGGACAGGGACGCATGATACTCCTACTCATTTTCGTAATCCTTCTCATAGCTGTGGAGACTCCGGTCACTCTGATCTACAAGCGAGAAGAGGATGTGTATGTACTGACAGCGAGTGTTTTTGCTCTGCTGATTGAAATCGTGTATATGAGGTGCTTATGACAGCTAAGGATTATTTAAGCAAAATACAGGCATACAAGCAGACTATGCAGAAGTATGCGGACCGTATCGAGGAACTGTACGCAGATGCTTCTGGCCTTAAAGCTATAGTCTACGATAAGGATCGTGTCCAGACTTCTCCGGAAGACAACATGGAAAAGATATTTATCCAGATAGATGCGGAAGCGCAGAAGTACGTTCGGGCGCGGCTCCGATACGAACGCGAACTGCACAAGCGCATCGACATGATCGGGACGATGGATAATCCGCAATACATCAAGCTCCTGACGCTTCGGTACGTCGACGGCCTGCGATGGGAAGAGATAGCCTGCACGATGTCATACTCATTCCGGCATGTCACGCGGCTCCACGGTCAGGCACTCGCCGCATTCACTGCACGGCACAAGGATGTCCTAGAATGTCCAAAGAGATAATGGTAGTATGATACCAGGGAATACAGATACAAGTACATTGTTTTTCATTTGCATCTCTCCTTTCGTATTGGGCGGTCGAGTCAATCGGCTGCCCTTTGTTTACTGCGATGATTAAGATAAAAAGCCGGAACAAACGCAAACCGGAACCACGAATCATGTACATATGCAATCGCCGTCGTTGCCTGCACTGCGTCAGGGAATGCAACCACACAGCGGACATATCATTTGCACTGTACAAGGAGCATGATCGGTTCGAGCCGGGACCGGATGGGACACTGTGGGAGCTGAAACATGGCAAGGGAGTTCGCTAGAGCATTTTATCATAGTCGAGCATGGAAGCAGTGCCAGGCGGCATATGTAAAACAAGCCGGCGGATTGTGCGAACGATGTTTACAGTCTGGCCTGATCACTGCCGGCGAGATAGTACATCATAAGATACACCTGACACCGGGCAATATAAACGATCCAAATATAGCGCTGAACGCAGATAATCTGCAATTACTATGTAGAGATTGTCATGCGGCTGCGCATAAATCAATCAGGCGATGGAAGGTGGACGAATACGGGAGAGTTACGACACGAGCATAGCCCCCAGTGAAAAATTTATCAAGAATCGTCTCGGGACCGGCGGGGGTAGTTTTCTTTTCCTCTCTCGAGGTAGCGCGAGTTTTGGAAAGAACGGAGAAATATATGGCAAAAATTGCTGAAGTGCAGGAAGTAGCCGTGAGTTTGCTGAAGCCATATAAGCAGAATGCAAAAATCCACGGTGCGGAGCAGGTTGAGAGGCTGAAAGCAAGCATCGAGGAGTTCGGATTTCTGACTCCGTGCCTGATCGACCGGGAATACAACCTGATCGCAGGCCACGGCAGGGTTATGGCTGCTCAGGAGCTGCAGATGGAAACGGTGCCGTGCGTTTTTATCGAGGGACTGACAGAAGCGCAGCGGAGAGCGTACATTCTGGCCGATAACCGGCTCGGGGAGCTCGGTGAGTGGGACTGGTCGACTGTAAATGCGGAACTGCAAGCACTTTATGATATGGACTTTGCTGTGGATCTGACCGGTTTTGACATGCCGGATTTAGGAGACTGGTTTTCTGACAGAGAGCGGAACGACACGAGCAGAGAGGAAGGCAACAAAGAATATAACGAGTTCCTGGATAAGTTCGAGCCAAAGAAGACAACCGATGATTGTTACACACCTGACATCGTTTACGACGCGGTCGCAGACTGGGTGGCGAACGAGTATGGGCTGAAGCAGGAAGATTTTGTTCGTCCGTTCTTCCCGGGCGGAGATTACAAAACATTCAAGTATCCATCTGGGGTGGTAGTGGTAGACAATCCGCCATTTTCAATTCTGTCGGAAATCTTGCGATGGTATGACGAGAACGGGATAAAGTTTTTCCTGTTTGCTCCGACGCTGACACTGTTTTCTTCTTCTTCTTCTTCTTCGACGGCCTGTGCGCTGCCGTGTGGTGGGAGCATCACATATGAGAACGGGGCGACGGTGGCCACATCGTTCGTGACCAATCTGGAAGACAACAGGGTAAGAGTGGTGCCGGATCTTTTCAAGGTAATAGAAGCGGCGAACGCAGAAAATCAGGCACAGTTTAAGAAAGAGCTGCCGAAATATAAATATCCGGACGAAGTCCTGACGGCAGCCATGTGCGGATATATGAGCAAGCATGGTGTTGCGCTTACGATCCGGAGAGAGGACAGCTACCACATCCGGCAGCTTGAGAGCCAAAAGGAGTACAATGACTCGGCAATATACGGGTCAGGGTATTTATTGTCAGAGAAGGCAGCAGCAGAGAAGGCAGCAGCAGAGAAGGCAGCAGCAGAGAAGGCAGCAGCAGAGAAGGCAGCAGCAGAGAAGGCAGCAGCAGAGAAGGAAGCAGCACATATCTGGGAACTGTCAGAGAAAGAAAAGGAAATAGTCAGATCGTTGGGAACCCAAGAGGAGAGTGACGATGAGCGCAGATAAAATGAGTCTGCAGGAGCAGGCGAACAAAATACTGGAACAGGCACAGGAACGCGGAGCATCCAGCAATTTCTTTTTTGTGACCACATTCAAACGGTATCAAGTGCAGATGCAGACGCTGACCAGTTTGGAAGAGGCCATAAACAAGCATGGTGCGACAGTGACAAAGGAATACGTCAAGGGGCGACAGAACCTTGTTGTGAATCCGGCAATCACGGAATACAACAAAACGGCAACTGCGGCAAACGGAACGGTCTCCACATTGATCAATATTGTGAAGTCGTTTGCTAATGAGCCGGATGCGGCAGACGCTTTGACGGAGTTCCTGAAAAATGGATAACTTCATACTTGCGTACTACCAACGAATAAAAGACGGATCGGAATCAGTAGGCAAATGGGTAAGACTTCTGTATGAGATGATAATTTCCGGGATTGAAGACGGCACGTACATCTTCGACCAGCAGAAGGCAAACAGGGCGATACGATTCATTGAGACGTTTTGCAGACACAACAAGGGGAAACTGGCACCTGGGAGGCTGATTTTATCTCTTTGGGAAAAGGCAGCCTTGTCTTGCATATATGGAATTGTAGACAAGACTGGGAAACGGCAGTTCAAAGAAATCGCGTGGTTCGTTGGCAGAAAGTGCGGCAAGACGCTACTGGCTGCGGCAATTATGGCATATGAGGTGTATGTCGATGGTGAATTTGGGTCTGAGGTGTACTGTATAGCTCCAAAGTTGGAACAGTCAGATCTCGTATTTTCCGCATGGGAATTTACGAAGGACAAAAACCCGGATCTTGAAAAGCGGACCCGGAAACGGAAAAACGACTACATTGTTGATGCCACAAATACAACGATTAAAAAAATCGCCTTCAATGAGAAAAAAGCAGACGGTTACAATCCGATGCTTACCGTTGCCGATGAGATGTCCTCATGGCCAGCGGCGAGAGGACTTCGACAGTATGAAGTCATGGTATCAGGCACTGGCGCGAGAGTAGAACCTATCACGCTGTCAATCAGCTCAGGGGGATACGTTGACGGCGGCATATATGACGAATTGTTCAAACGAGGGACGAGGGTACTTTTGGGAGAGGCGAGCGAGACTCATCTGCTCCCAATTTTTTATATGATTGATGACATCGAAAAATGGGATGACATCAATGAACTGCGGAAGTCTCTTCCTGGCATGGGTGTTTCTGTTTCGGTTCAGTTCATTCTGGACGAGATAGACATTGCTCGCGGGTCTCTGTCAAAGAAGACAGAGTTCATCTGCAAATACTGTAACCTGAAGCAGAACAGCTCCCTTGCATGGCTGCCTGCAAACATTGTCAACGCTGCCGGCGGTGATCCGCTGCACATCGAGGAATTTGCACACAGCTATTGTGTTGCCGGTATCGACCTGTCACAGACACGAGACCTGACCGCTGCCGTGATCGTGATCGAGAAGGGCGGCGAGTTGTATGTGTTTGCTAAGTTCTGGCTGCCAGCCGAGAGGATAGACGAAGCCACGCAGAGGGACGGCATTCCATATAACGCATACATACAGAGGGGAATTCTGGAGCCTTCCGGAGACAACTTTGTGGATTATCACGACTGTTTCAACTGGATGGCTGAATTGGTCGAGAAGTACGAGATCCTGCCGCTGATGGTCGGATATGACCGTTATTCGGCACAGTATCTGGTTCAGGATCTGCAGCAGTATGGATTCCGGTGTGATGACGTGTTCCAGGGAGAAAATCTCTACGGGATCATTCAGGAGACACAGGGGATTCTGGAAGATGGAAGGATGCACATCGGCGACAACGATCTGTTGAAAATACATTTGCTTAATTCGGCGGTAAAGATGAGCACAGAGCGAGGCAGGGGGAAACTGGTCAAACTGTCACCGAATGACCATATTGACGGCACGGCTGCATTATTGGATGCCATGTGCGTCAGACAGAAATGGTATGCCGAGATCGGCAGCCAACTGAAGAACGAGGAATGAGATGGGCGATGCTTACTGTGTGTATATGCACAAAAATTTAAAAAATGGAAAGAGGTATATCGGAATAACGAAAAAGTCTCCAGAACAGCGATGGAGAAAAGGCTTTGGATATTGGGGCAATAAACATTTCAAATCAGCAATACTGAAATACGGATGGGAAAATTTTTCTCACGAAATAATACAGGATAATCTCAGCTTTCAAAACGCGTCGGAATTAGAAAAAGCGTTAATTGAAAGATACAAGAGTAATCTGTCAAAGTTTGGATATAATCGGTCGGCAGGTGGCGAACAACCTGCGTACAGGCACACTTATATCCCGTCAAAAGAGACAAAAGAAAAAATGTCAAAATCCCATTTAGGGAAAAGGCATAGTCCTGATGCAATAAAACATATCAGTGAAAGCAAAGCCGGAAAAGGAAACGGAAAAAGCGGAATGTTTGGAAAAGATTGCGGTCAGGCAAATAAAATCCACAAAATCAATATGAATGGTGAGATTGTTGAAACTTATTTTGGTGTTGGAGAGATATGCCGAAAATTTGGATATAAATCTCCTTCGAAAATAGGTGATGTTTGTCGAGGGAAACGTAGAACCGCTTACGGGTATAAGTGGAAATATGCAGAGGTATAAATATGTCGCTTTTCGATGTAATTTTCAAAAACAGGCCAAAGGTTCAGGAAAAATACGAAGGTGTATTTAAACTGCTGAACGGCTACACACCGCACTTCACGACATGGGGCGGTAGCGTGTACGAGTCGCAGCTGGTCCGGTCGGCCATCAATGCCAGAGCCACGCACATCAGCAAGCTGAAGGTGGAGACACAGGGAGCGGCAAGGCCGGCACTGCAGAACAAACTGAAACACGGTCCGAACCAGTTCCAGACATGGGGGCAGTTCCTTTACAGACTGTCGACCATTCTGGACATTCATAACACGGCTTTTATCTGCCCTGTTTATGATGAATACGGCGAGCCTTCCGGACTGTACACACCTCTGCCGAACAGGTGCGAGATTATGCAGTACAGTGGGGTGCCATATCTGAGATATGAGTTCAACAACGGCGACCGTGCGGCGATCGAACTGGAATACTGCGGGATCATGACCAAATTCCAGTACCGGAACGACTTCTTTGGCGAGGACAATCACGCACTGTTCCCGACAATGGACCTGATCCACATTCAGAATCAGGGGATTGAGGAAGGTGTAAAGAGCGCGGCGAGTTACCGGTTCATGGCTAAGGTCGGAAACTTCACAAAAGTCGAGGATCTGAAAAAAGAACGGCAGAGATTCACGGAACAGAACTTCTCAAAAGAGGCTGACGCGACAGGCATCCTGCTGTTCCCGAATACCTATTCAGACATCAAACAGGTAGACGTGAAGCCGTGGATTGTGGACGCGGACCAGATGAAAGTCATCCAGGATAACGTCTATGACTATTTTGGCGTGAATGACGATGTACTGCAGAACCGCGCATATGGTGATAAATGGTCAGCATTCTACGAGGGTGCAATCGAGACATTTGCGATCCAGTTTTCGGAAGTGACCACGAAGATGCTGTTTACACTCCGGGAGCAGACGCAGGGCAATCGTGTCATGGCGACAGCAAACCGGCTGCAGTATTTGAGCAATTCGGATAAACTGAACGTGTCGAGTCAAATGCTGGACCGTGGAATCATGTCGATAAACGATATCCGGGAGATCTGGAACCTGCCGCCGGTTGAAGGCGGAGACGTGCGGATCATACGCGGAGAATACTGGAACGCAGACGAAAAAGTAGCGGAGGAACAAGCAAATGGCAATACCTAAAAGCATAAACGAAAAACTTAACGAAGGAAGACAGTACAGGAACATTGATGTATCCGGTTTCGAATTGCGGGCCGACGGTGATGATCGCCGGGAGGTGTCCGGGTACGCCACAACATTCAACCAGCCTTATGAATTGTACCGGTTCGCCTATGGCGGCAATGTGTACATCGTCATGGAACAGGTTGACGCTTCCGCATTTGACGACACAGACATGGCTGACGTGATCATGCAGTACAACCACGAGGGCCGCGTTTTTGCGAGAGGGTCAAACGGTACGCTGGAGCTTTCGCCGGATCAGCACGGGCTGCACATTCGGAGCGAGTTGGGCGGCACTGAGATTGGTCGGCAGCTCTATGAGGAAATCAAGGGCGGATATACGACAAAAATGTCGATGGGGTTCCGCGTCGGCGAAGACAAGCGTGAGGAAACAGTCGAGAGGGACAACGAGACCGGGAACACGACAACGACTGTACTGCGGACCATTTTGAAAATATCAAAGTTGTACGATGTCAGCGCCGTATCGCTTCCGTCGAACGACGCTACTTCTATATCTGCGCGGAATTTCAGCGAGGGAGTTATCGCTGAGATCATGGAGGAGGTCCAGAAGCGCGAAGCAAAGAAACAGAAAATCAGAATACTTATGGAGGTCTAAAAATGGATTTCACAAAAATGACTATTGAGGAACTGGAAGCCAGAATGGCTGCTATCCCTACAGAACTTGAAAAAGAGGGTGCTGATCTGGATGCCCTGGAGGCAGAAGTGCGCGGCATCAAGGCCGAACTGGAGGCAAGAAAATCCGCTGCTGCAAAGCGAGAGGAGATCCGCAAGAGTGTTGCCGACGGGGCAGGGGTTGTTGTGAAGAAATTTGAAGAGGAGAAGAGAGAGATGCCGACGCTTGAAGAGATCAGAGGATCAAAAGAGTATGCCGAAGCATACAAGAACTATATCATCCATGATGATGATTCCGAATGCCGTGCGCTGCTGAGTGAGAATGCTACGAACGGCGTTGTCCCCGTGCCGATCATTGTTGACAGCGTTGTGCGTACAGCATGGGAGCGGAACGAAATCCTGAGCCGTGTAAACCGCACAGAGTTCCGGGGGAACTTCAAAGCGTACTTCGAACTGTCTGCGGATGGGGCATATGAACACGCTGAAGGAACGACCGCGCCGACAGAGGAAGCTCTGACACTCGGTGTTGTGACCATGATCCCGAAAAACATCAAAAAGTGGATCACGATCTCTGATGAAGCTGTGGCTATGGGCGGCGAAGAGTTCCTGCGGTACATCTATGATGAGATCACTTATCAGGTAGCAAAGAAACTTGCATCCCTGTGCGTTGCTGATGTTACCGGCGCAGGGACAACGAACGGCGCAACGGCTATCGGCGTTCCGAAAGTGACTGCCGCTCCTGCTGTGACCACGATCCCGACAGCGGCGGCGAACCTGTCTGAAGAAGCAACGAACGTCTGTGTCGTGATGAACCGCCTGACGGAAGTCGAGTTCATCAGCGCATATGCTGCAGGAAACTTCGGCGTTGACCCGTTCGCAGGTCTTCCGAGGGTTTACTGCAGTGCGCTCCCGGCATACTCTACGGCGTCTACTGGTGCTGTATATGCCATCGTTGGAGATCTGAGTGCGATACAGGTCAACTTCCCGGAGGGAGATGGCATGGTCATCAAATACGATGATCTGACCAATGCAGAAGCCGATATGGTCAAAGTGGTCGGACGTCAGTATGCCGCTCATGCGATCACAAAGCCGGGCAGACTTGTTAACCTTGCCAAACCTGCGGCGGCGACAACCTGATGAGGGTGCGGTTATTAAAAGATGCAAGAATCAAACACAAAGCCGGGGAGATCGTTGAGGTTTCCCCGGAAGAGTTTAATTTTCTTGTGTCGGTAAAAGCAGGGGAAGCGGCTGAGGAAAAGCCAAAGAGAGGAACAAAGAAAAAATGAAGTTGCTGATCGGTATTCCATCGCTCGATTATGTTCATGCTGAGTTTGTGAAAAGCCTGACCGCATTGATCATGCGTCTAAAGGATGAAAACGTCGATTTTGACGTTCAAATCGAGACAGGCACACTCGTATATGCCGCACGGGATAAAATCGCCTGTAAGGCGATAAATGAGGGCTATACGCATGTGTTATGGTTCGATGCGGACATGGTTTTCACGGATGATGTACTGGAAAGCCTGATGTTTTCCGGGAAACAGTTCATATGTGGGATATATCATGCACGGAGAAAAGGGTATCACTCCTGCCTGTTCAAAAATCTGGAATTGAATCATCTGGAACGCTTTGAAGAATACCCGTCAGGGGTGTTCGAGATCGCCGGGTGCGGATTTGGGTGCGTTCTTGTAGATGTCCAGATTCTGAAAGATGTGCAGGTACACAACGGCACGTGTTTCCTCCCGATGATGAGTTACGGGGAGGACTTGGCATTCTGCAAGCGTGTCACAAATCTGGGATACAAAATGTATGCAGACCCGTCTGTGCGTATTGGTCATGTCGGGCATATAACTATATATCCGGAAGATCATGAGCGATGGAAAGCCGATATCGGCGAAGTAAGGAGGGCGTGACATGGATCTACTTGACAAAGTGAAGGTGGCGTGTCGTGTCACGACCACGGCATACGATGAGGAACTGCATGACTTAATTCTTGCTGGGTTTGCGGATATCGGGATCGCTGATGTTCGCCCGGAACTGCTGAATGATGGTGCTTGCATTAAGCCGTTGATACAGAGGGCGGTAATTACATACTGCCGGCTGAATTTCGGTGAGCCTGATGATTATGATCGCCTTAAGGCGTCATATGACGAACAAAAGGCTCAGCTCTCTATGAGTTCCGATTATACGGAATGGGGGTGATCCTGTGGACAGGTCGGACGTTATCACACTGATAAAAGAGACGCAGACGCAGGATGCGAACGGAGTCTGGAGAAAACAGACAGCCGAGCGGGAAGTGTTTTGTCAAGTCAACTCCATCACGCGAGCAGAGTTTTTCGATGCTGGTCGGAACGGTCTAAATCCGGAATATTCGTTCTCGATGTTCTTCGGGGATTATGACGGAGAACGTACAGTACGCTACAAAGGGAAGATGTATGGTGTGTATCGTACATACCACGCCCGGACGGATCGTCTGGAGCTTTATGTTGAACGGAAAGGCGGGACAAATGGCTAAGTCCACTGTCGATACACTCGCCGCAGATATCCAGCAGATACTTGAGGATTATGAAGGCGATATACAAAACCTGACAAAGGAAACGGTGAAAAAAATTGGTAACAAGGGTGTACAGGCTCTAAAATCCAATTCGAGTGTTTTTGGCGGTACAGGCAAGTATAAATCCGGATGGTCTTCAAAAATCGAGGAAACGCGCACAGGTGCAAAAGCAATACTGCATAATGCAAAGGTTCCTGGCTTGCCTCACTTGCTGGAGCATGGCCATGCAAAACGTGGCGGCGGAAGGGTGCCCGGTAAAATACACATTCAGCCGGTAGAAGATGAACTGGAAAAAGCATTCACACAGGAACTGGAGTCGGGAATATGACCACGCAAGAAGTCGCGGCAATGGTCGCAGAGATCGGAATACCATCCGCATATTATCAGTTCTCGGATAACACGGAACAGGCGACACCGTTCGTCTGTTTCTTTTATTCCGGGGACAATGATTTCAAAGCGGACGATTCCAACTACCAGAAAATTGAGCACTTAATAATCGAGCTGTACACAGACAACAAGGATTTTGCACTGGAAGCGACCGTGGAACGTGTCCTTTCATCCCATGGGATGGTCTGGACGCGTGACGAGGAATGGATCGAGTCGGAGCGGATGCTTGAAGTCGTGTACGAGATGGATGTTGTTATTACATCCGAGGAGGTATAAATGGCAAATAAAATCAAATATGGCATTAAGAACTGCTATTATGCCGTGGCAACGATCGCAGCCAATGGTTCAGCCACATACGACACTCCGGTGGCTCTTCCGGGCGCGGTGTCTCTGAGCCTTGAAGCGCAGGGCGAAAACGATCCGTTCTATGCTGATAATATCGTCTACTGGGTAGGCAACGGCAACACCGGCTATGAGGGTGACTTTGAATTGGCCCGCGTCCCGGATTCGTTCAAGACTGACGTTCTTGGCATGATCACGGACGCGAAAAACGTTCTGGTCGAGGATATGAATGCGGAAGCTATTCACTTTGCCCTGCTGTTCCAGTTTGAGGGCGATGAGAAAGCCACTAAGCACGTCATGTACAACTGCACCTGCACCCGTCCGACAGTAGCCGGAGAGACAAAGGGCGAGAACATTACGCCACAGACCGAGACGCTGACGATCACGGCTACCAGCATCTACAATGCTTCACTTGATGCTGACATCGTGAAAGCTGAAGCTAATGCGGACACGGATGCCACAACGTACAGCGGATGGACAACGGCTGTATATATGCCGACTGCTCCGACAGCGACGACCTAATCGCAAAAAAAGGAGGAAACCATGTACGCTACAATTCATATAGGTGATAAAGATGTGGGGATGCTTGCTAATGCGGCATCCTCTTACATCTATAAACAGGTATTTCACGAAGATCTGCTGAAAAAGTTTCAGGCGATGGGGACGGACCAGCTTGACGAACAGATTGGAGAAAAGCTCGGTTTTATTTTTGCAAAGCAGGCAGAAGTAAAAGACCCGGGCGAACTTATGAAACTGACCATGACAGACTTCCTTGCGTGGCTTGCCGAATTTGACCCGCTGGATCTTATGATGGTGTCCGATGAAATTGCGGACCTGTATCAGCGACAGAAAGAGGGAACATCATCCCCAAAAGATCAGGGCGAGTGACGGATCGCCAATACACAACGGGGTTATTTATGTTGCGATGCCTTGAGTTGGGGTTGAGACCGTCAGATCTGCACTATCTGGATGAGGGCATGGTGACAGATATGCTCATTGAACGTGGGAATGATAGCGAAGAATACAACTACATCGCCACGCAGGAAGATTTTAACAGGTTTTAACTATGGCTACGAACAGGATCAAAGGAATCACAATTGAAATTGAGGGCAATACCACGAAGCTGCAGTCTGCGTTGTCAGGGGTCAATAAAGATTTACGGACTACGCAGACAAACCTGCGTGATGTGAACAAGCTCCTGAAGCTTGACCCGACGAACACCGACCTCTTGAGGCAGAAACAGGACTTGCTAAAAACGGCTATCGAGGGCACAAAAAAGAAACTCGACACCGAAAAAGAAGCCCTCAAACAGTTAAAATCTGCCGATCAGACACCCGAAATCCTCGCACAGCAACAGGCACTTGAGCGGCAGATTGCTGAAGATGAGAACGCACTTGGAAGTTTCAAGAGCGAATTATCTTCCATCGGTCCTGCCGGGCTGCAGGCGTTTTTCGCTGTCGGTGAACAGATCAAAAATGTCGGAAAAAAGATCACCGAGGTCGGTGAAACCATCACACAGAAGGTCACTGTACCGCTTGCGGCTGTCGGTGGGGCTGCCGTTGCTGCGTTTAAAAACGTAGATGACGGCTACGACGAGATGATCAAGAAGACCGGCGCCACAGGGGAAGCTGCTGAAGAGATGATTGACATCATCAATGAGCTGGCCACAACCATTCCGACAGACTTTAAGACGGCCGGCAGTGCAGTGGGTGAGGTGAATACCCGGTTTGGCGTGACGGGAGAAAAACTGCAGGATCTATCCAGCCGGTTTATCAAGTTTGCTGACCTGAATAATACAGATGTCAGTAACTCCATCGATAAGACACAGAAGGCACTGGAGGCTTATGGACTTGGGGCAGATCATGCCGGTGCCTATCTTGATCGGCTGAATAAAACCGGCCAGGAGACCGGTGTTTCCGTGGATAAGTTGGCAGAAGGTATTGTCTCCAATGCTACAGCTTTCCAGGAGATGGGACTGAATATCGACCAGGCTACATTCTTTATGGGCCAGCTTGAAAAGTCTGGAACCAACTCCGAGACCGTCCTGAACGGCATGAGGAAGGCTCTGAAGAATGCTACTGCGGAAGGGAAACCGCTGAATCAGGCACTTGCAGAACTGCAGGCGCGGATTCTGAACGGCACCGACAGCATGGATGGCCTAACAGCAGCCTATGAGCTTTTCGGAAAGTCCGGTGACCAGATCTATGCGGCTGTGAAAGCCGGAACACTGGACTTCCAGGCTATGGGTACTGCCATCTCGGATGCTGGAGGCAGCGTAGAAGATACCTTCGCAGCAACACTCGATCCGATCGATGAATTCAAGCTGGCACTGAATCAGCTGAAGATCGTTGGTGCACAGGTAGGCAACACATTGATGACAGTTTTACAGCCTATGCTGCAGAAGATCCGTGATGTACTGGCAAAATTAAAGGAGAAATGGGACTCTCTTTCTCCAGAAACACAGGAGATGATCGTTAAGATCGGACTGATTGCCGCTGCCATAGGACCTATTATCACTATCATAGGCACACTTGTAACGGCCATAGGCGCTCTTATGTCTCCGATCGGTCTGGTTGTGGTCGCCATCGCTGCGGCTGTGGCGGCCGGTGTAGCGCTCTACCAGAACTGGGATGAAATCTGTGCATGGGCTAAGGAGTTAAAGGAGAAGGTTGTAGAAGCGTGGCGAAACATCAAGGAAAAGGTTGTGGGTTTTGCTGATAGTGTAAAAACCGCAGTGACGGGACGGTTTGAAGCTATAAAGAATACCATCACGGGGGCGTGGGAAAACGTCAGGCAGAATACGCAGAACGCATGGAGTGCCATACGGAATGCCATTGACCAGAACGGCGGTGGCATACAGGGTGTGGTGAGGACTTACGCACAGATCGTCCAGAATATTTGGTCTGGTGCGCTGAATTTCCTTGACCAAATCACAGGCGGGAAATTATCGGCAATATATCAGTGGTTTTCCAGTAAGTTTGAAGCAATCAGGAGTTTTATTTCCCCGATAGTCGAATGGCTGAAAGGGCTGTTCAATTTCCAGTGGAGCCTTCCGCATATCAAGCTGCCGCACTTTTCGTGGTCATGGATTGATCTTGGTGGTGTCATAAGCATACCGAGGATATCTGTATCTTGGTATAAAAAGGCGTATGATACCCCGTATTTATTCACAGACCCGACAGTGGTCGGCGGCAGAGGTTTCGGTGATGGCGGCGGCTCTGGTGAAATTGTATACGGCAGGGATCAGCTGATGCGAGATATTGCGGAAGCATCGTCAGGTGATATCACGATCAACGTGTATGCCAGTGAAGGAATGAACGTCAACCAGCTTGCCGACAGGGTGTCGGAACGTCTGGCATTTGTGCAGAGACAGAGGGCTGCAGCTTATGCGTAATTATTTTATATTCGGCGAATATGACAGCCGAGACTTCGGCGTGTATATCAGTGGAGAAGGAACGCACAATGCCCCGGCACGGGTATATAATGCGGTATCCGTGCCGGGCAGAAACGGTGATTTGCTGATAGACGAGGGAAAATTTGAAAATATTGAACTCACATATCCGGCATTTATTGCTGGCGATGGATTCACTGAGAAACTCGCTGCTTTTCGGAGTGCGCTGCTTTCGGCAAATGGGTATCAGAGGTTGATCGACAGTTATCACCCGGATGAGTATCGGCGGGCGTACTTTGGCAATCAGATAATTGTTAAGGCCAGAAAGCAGAATGATGCGGGAAATTTTGACATTGTATTTACCTGTGATCCGCGCCGGTTTTTGCTGTCAGGGGAAGAGCCTGTGACGTATCCCACGGAAAATTTATTGCCAGACAGTTATAATGGGTCAACAACTGGGGGAAGTATACAATGGCGAGAAATTGGAGACGGAACTGTTGCGGCATCGGGGCAAGCAGATCCAGGCGTTAACAACACTTTTTTTCTAGTACAAAATGATTCTCTGCCATTATTACCGGGGGCAACTTATAAATTAACAGGAGGTCGAAACTCAAGTCTAAAGATTGTTTTACGACAATATATTGGCTCAGGGTATACGGTGCGCAGTGATGAGGGAAGCGGTATTACGTTTACCCATGTAGATGGCGCAACATATGATTGCTATATTTTGATAGGCCCTGGGGTAAGACTTGCATATGAAGTGATTTTTAAACCTGCAATAAGAATAAATATTGACTATACAGTTAATAACCCGACATTATTCCCGTCGAAACCGCTGATCCGTGTGACTGGAGCGGGGACAGTAGGCATCGGAGACGAGACAATCACAATCGCATCCGGTTACGATTATGTAGATATTGATTCAGAAATACAAAACTGTTACTGCGGAAATCAAAATGCAAATGCCGCTGTCACGTTTTCTAATCGAAAATTCCCAGAACTACAGCCGGGGTTAAACGGGGTCACTTTTGGAACCGGTATTGAAAGTGTGCAGATCACGCCTAGGTGGTACAGGATATGAAACCTATTTTATTTGATGGAAGTGCAACAAATTATAACACGCAGGGAATTGGTGCGCTTTCTGACTGTATTTCAGCTCTTGTTACGGAACAACGCAACGGCATATATGAACTTGAATTCACATATCCGATTACGGGTGTGCGTTATGAAGACATTACGGCCGGGCGTATTGTGGTTGTTTCACATGATGAACGGAAAGATTTGCAGCCGTTTATCATCTATCGAATTTCACGCCCGATCAGCGGCGTTGTGACCGTCAATGCACATCATATTTCCTATGAATTAAACAATGTTATTGTCGGACCGTATGAGGCGAACAATATCGGCACAGCTTTTGACGGCTTCCATGACCACGCCATGACGGATAATTCATTTACATTCTGGACGGACAAGACTTCTGCAGGGACATTTAAAGTAACCGCTCCGGCATCTGTTCGTGCACTTCTAGGTGGCACATCTGGTTCTATCCTTGATGCTTTTGGCGGTGGTGAATATGAGTTTGACAACAAGACGATTAAACTATATCAGCATCGTGGAAATAACAATGGAGTTACTATCCGATATGGTAAAAACCTGACAGATATAACAGCCGATACCGATGCGGGAAGTCTGTATAATGCCGTAATCCCATACTGGTCTAACGCAGAGGATACTATAGTCTATGGCGGTATCGTGCAAGGGAACGGGGGGATTACGCGGGAAGAAATATGGACAGATGAAGGAAGTTTGCCGATTCAAGACGAAAACGGCGAAACGATCACTTTCCGCGCGTCTATACGGCAGGTTGTACCGATGGACTTGTCTGGGGAATTTTCTGAAGCACCTACAGTCGCACAGCTTGAGGCACGGGCGCAGACGATTCTCAATAACAATGCGCCGTGGATTCCGAAAGTCAATATAAATATTGATTTTATTGCTTTATGGCAGACGGAGGAATATAAGAATATTGCTCCACTTGAGCGTGTGAGTTTATGTGATACCGTCACTGTCCAGTACGCAGAATTAGGCGTCGATGCTACCGCAAAAGTTATACGGGTTGTGTGGGATGTGCTCGCAGAGCGGTACAGCGAAATGGAACTGGGCGATGCAAAAACCAGTTTTGCAGATGTCCTTATGGCGAATACAGACGAACGGATTGACGGCAAGATAAAAGACTTGACGACGTATACGGATATGGAAAACGCCATAGCACACGCCACCGAGTTGATAACAGGTGGTATGGGCGGGCATATCGTATTTCTGTATGATGCTAATGAGCATCCGACAGACATGCTTGTTATGGACACGGACGATGTGTCAACCGCCGTGCACGTTCTTCGGATCAACGTCAATGGCATCGGCTTCAGCTCAAACGGGATACAGGGGCCCTATACGTCAGCCTGGACGCTGGACAGCCGATTCAACGCAGATTTTATTGTAGCCGGAACGATGAGCGCCGCACGGATTCACGGCGGCACACTGGTACTTGGTGGTGTCAATAACGGCAACGGCGCGATTGTCGTATATGATGCGTCCGGGAATGTAATCGGGAGATGGAATAATACTGGCATTGAAATAAACGGGGGCATAATCCGAACTTCTGATGGAGAGCGTACATCATCTATCGAATCCGGGTATACAAAATACTATACGGGCAATTTGTCTAATAATAGCATGATAGGAAGCATAGGAACGAGGTCGTATCAAACCGAAGGGTCTTATGGCCTAGAAATGGACATTGCCTATGACGTAGACGGGATAGGCTGGTATGCAAGCAAAAATGCGGCAAATACAGTTTATGACCCAGTGCTTGTATATGTCCGAGATGGCGGGATAATATCATCGGGCGGTGTCATCGTAGATGATGCAATATACGCCAACAGGGATTTTGTTATTACTTCTGGCTATAATCTCTACGGGTCTGAAATAATGGAGTGTGAGATAGTAGATTGCAGAATTGATGATCCCGTTTGGAAAATGGATTCAACTGATTATAACGGCGTCACCGCGAGCACAACGAAATTTATTTTGCCGACAGCGCTATCGAGCACTGGAACGATTACAAGCTACCGAAGAGACTGTCAAATGACATTTAAACACGGAATCTTAGTGCAGTGTACTTTGCCTTTATCGTAAGGAGGGAAAATGCAACCATTTAACATAAGCGTTCTACAGGCAAAAAACGAACTTACACATGCGGTCAAAACAATCGGTATAAAATATGATTTGCCCGGCATTGTAATTGATTTGATTTTAGCGGAAATACTTGCAGACGAACGACAGGCTCACTTGGCGTTGATGTCAGAACAGTATGCGCAGAGGGGGGAGGAAAAGCAGAATGCAGATACACGATCTGAACGAAAAGACACTGACTAATCCGGCGTATGTAGCGTTCGACGATGGCACGGATACGTACAAGGCAGATTTTAAAGCAGAAATTGATAATGCTGCAGCGAGTGCAGTTGCTGATGCTGATTTGACTGATAACACAGTGGCGTTTACGAGTGGTGATGCCGAAAGCCCGACAACATGGACAGCAGTAAGCGTGCTGACAAGCGGTCTGACAATCAAGGAGTTATTTAATCGAATATCTACCATGATAAAAAATGTGCGGTATATCTGGAACCTGCTTGGCTCGTCATCGTTTTCCAATGTAGCAAGCACACTGACTGGGGCAATAGGCAACACAGCACTGACCACAACGGCACAGACATTATCGGGTGCAATAGCCGAACACGAGCGTGATATTAGTGGATTAAACAGTAAATCATATATCGTTACACAGTGGGTGTCCTTTTCATACTATACGAGCGAGCAATTGGTCGGAACATATGTCAACCCAACTGTGCCAACTGGTTTCGGATACAGGTTGATAGGAATACGCAACGTGTTCGCCAATAATGCAACGGGTGTCAAATTTTCCGGAGCATATCTTGAAGCTTCTGGAAATACTATCCGTGCAAAAGGGAACGGCTTTGTTTCTGGTGAGACTGCTACCTTACTGGTCATCTTTGAGATATACAAGCAGTAACCTTCCTCTGATGACAAAACAGTAAGTTTGTTTCAGCGGGAACAATACGCGTCACACCAAGCGGAGCCATACAACAAAGAGCCAGCGCATCTACGACAAAAGGATTTGGTGTCATCGAATACCATTTAGAATGACAATTTAATCTACTAACCGCATTTAATTAGTCGGGGCATCCCTTCGGGGGTGTCCTTTTTTATGAAAGGAGCAATCCAATGCACGACATCATTCTGGCGGTGGTCGGGTGCGGTCTTTTGAACGTGATCGCCACGGCAATCATCAATGCACTCAGCAACCGAAAGGGCAGACTCACGGCACTTGAGGGGAAAGTTGACAAGCTTTGCGAGGAAACCAAAAAGGCAGAGAAGGACGCACTCCGAACACAGCTCCTGCTGATGATATCAGACTTTCCGACTAACATTGAGGGGATCATGACGCTCGGGCAGAGGTATTTCGGGGTCTTGCATGGAGATTGGTTTGCAACATCTATATTTAACACATGGCTTGAGCAGAGCGGAACGGCTCGCCCGGAATGGTTCAATAAGGAGGAATAGAATGAAGCTTAATGACAAAGTATATGAAATTCTGAAATGGTTGGTCATGGTGGTAGTTCCTGCCCTGACCACTTTTTATGTCGTACTGGATAAGACATTCGGTTGGGGCTATGCCGAAACCGTCACCACGATCAGTGCGGCGGCGTGTGCGTGCGTGGGTGCAATCATCGGGATCAGCACGGCACAGTACAGAAAGGACGTGGCATAAATGAAATACAATGACCAGAACAGACCACTTGTCTGTATGATGAAGCAGTCCACCTGTTATAAAGGCACGTACCTGTTCCAACCGAAGGGAGTGCTGTGGCATTGTACCGGGGCGAATAATCCGAACCTGTGGCGATACGTGCAGCCGGATGACAACGATCCGAACCGCGCGGAGCTGTTGCAGAAGATTGGCCGGAACGGTTATGGATCCGACTGGAATCATCAATACGTTTCGGCAGGTGTAAACGCCTGGATCGGCAAGGCTGCAAATGGTGAGGTTATGGCAGTCCAGACGCTCCCGTGGAGTTATGCCCCGTGGGGATGCGGTGGAGCAGCGAACAATACACACATTCAGTTTGAAATGTGCGAGGACGGGCTGACAGATTCCGTGTACTTTCAGAAGTGCTACAGAGAGGGCGTGGAGCTGACCGCTTACCTGTGTAAGCTGTACGATATTGATCCACTCGGCAGCATATGGCTGAACGGACGGAAAGTCCCGACGATCCTGTGCCACTACGATGCGTACAACCTGGGCGTAGGCACAGGGCACTACGATGTGTACAACTGGTTCAATAAATTCGGTAAGACGATGGACGATGTCCGGACCGATGTGGCGCGGATTCTGTCCGACGTTGCACCAGCTCCGCAGAATGAGCCGTCCAGTCCGGTCAATATGTGCGGACTGTATTACCATGCACACTGCCAGACGTTCGGAGATCTTCCGGCTGTCCGTGATGGCCAGTGGGCCGGGACTAAAGGCAAAGCCAAACGACTCGAGGCGATTTGGATAGATCCGCCGGAAGGTGTCGAGTTAGAAGTCCAGGTGCATCTCCAGACGGAAGGATGGAAGGAGCCGGTCCGACTGCTACATGGCAACAGAATCATGCTCGGGACCACGGGCCAGTCCAGGCGGCTCGAAGCAGTCAAGATCCGCTGCATTAAAAACAACACTGGGAAGGCACTGCATCTCCAGGGCCACGTACAGACCTACGGCGACACGGCCATCGTAGGCGAAGGTATGGAATGCGGCACGACAGGCGCGGCGAAACGCCTGGAAGCAATTAGAATATGGTTCGAATAATCGGCGGTACGGAGGCGTCCGTATCGTGGCGGTTATCCTCCTGTGGGGCGGCGTTTGGGTGTAATTATCATACCTGGGCGCCGCTTTTTTTGCGTGTATATGGACACAAATATGGACACGGACAAGAAAAAACCCAATAAAATAAGGGCTTTTGTGAGTATGTCAATGGGTTCGACTCCCACCGTCTCCATAAAACGGGGAAGCGTTGAAAATACAGCGCTTCCCCATTTTTTGTTGATTTTATGCGGTTTTCAGGACTTTAAAGGGTTCAGAATTCCGAACGGTTAGACGGCTATTTTGGACTTTAAAATGGACACAAAATGGACACGACAGACAAAAATGGACACGAAAATGGACACGTCAGCCGATGAGATCCAGCATGGAATCAGACACCATTTCTGCAATCTCATTATCATTCATCGAGTGCATATAATTACTGCGTAAAACTTTTTCGTTTTTGTGGCCGGTTATATTCTGGATCTGCATATCCGACATATGAAGAATGTTATGACAGTACGACACGAAGAAATGCCGGAGATCATGCAGCCGCTGATGTGGCACACCGCTCCGGATAAGGAGACGGTTGAACGCCTTTGATATTCCTTCCGGTGTGCGGTCGGTGATATATCCCAACTCTCTGATCCGGTCTGCCGTTTCCGTTGGGATCCTGACATATCTGTCAGACGTGGTGTTTTTCGTGTATTTTATATGCAGTTTGTTGTCCGGGCCATATACAAGAGCCTTGCAAACGTGCAGCCATTCGCCGTCAAGATCGTCCAGAGTGAGAGCGCATATTTCGGATCTACGCATTCCGAACAGGGCAAGCGTGAGCGCAACGTCCAGATTCCTGGCTTTTGCGTTCTCCATGAACCGTTTTACCGCTGCTTCTTCCGGAATCGTGATGTTTGGCTTTACCTGCTGCGGAAGCGTGACCGGTGGAAGATTAAACCCGGCATATTTGAACACCGCAGACAGGAAGCCGTGGTAATTGCTGACGGTTTTCGGAGAGTTGCCAGCTTTCACTCTGGCGTTGATAAGCGTTTGCAATTCTTTTTGCCCCACGGATGCCACTGAGAGCGCACAGAATCGCCCGTGTTCGCTCCTGAGCGTCTTAGCCAAAGAAGTATAGGCTCGAAGCGTAGAAGGGCTTAAAACGGGTTCTTTTGCGTCTAAGAACGCGGTCATTGCACTTCCGACCGTCTGCCTGGTGGTGACATTTCGATGCTCGTCAGCGTATTCGGCAGCTATTCGCCGCAGTTTGGTTTTGTCTGCATGGGTGAATGACTTCCGGATCGGCTTGCCGTTTTCATCATGGCCGATGATCACGCGGACACGGTAATTGCCGGA